AGCGTGGCAGAGGATACAATGGATTATGCCAGGCAGGTTCTGGATGGAAAGATCAGCGATGCCAGGCTTTTCTTTTTCCATAGGCAGGCGGGGGAGAAGCATGTGCTGGATAATAGAGAATCTATTCGGGAGGCAGTGATCGAGGCGAGCGGACCGGTTGCGGAATGGAGCGATATTGAGGGGATCGTAGATCAGTGGAATGATCCGACGGCGGACCGGGCATATCTGGAAAGAGTGTGGTTAAACAGACTGGTGAGGGCAAGCGAGAAAGCATTCGATTTGGATCTGTGGAAATCTTTATCGATTGAGAATTTTATACCGCCGGATGGGGATCTGATCACGTTGGGGTTCGATGGAGCACGCTGGCATGATTCTACGGGATTGGTGGCGACGCATGTGGAATCAGGTTATCAATGGCTGGCGGGTCTGTGGGAGGAACCAGCGATCAATAACGGCTGGGAAGTGCCAGACAGAGAAGTGGATGAACTGGTGGAGACAATGTTCAAGCGCTGGAAGGTGTGGCGGATGTATTGTGATCCCCCTTATTGGGAGACACAAGTGGCGATTTGGGCGGGGAGATATGGGGATAAGGTGGTAGTGGAATGGTGGACGAATCGGATGCGGGCGATGGCGTTCGCAATCAAGGGTTTCGACACGGCAATGAAAGGGAAGGAGCTCAGCCATGATGGAAATCCGAACCTAAATCGGCATATTGGGAATGCGATGCGGAAATATTTGAATATTCTGGATGAAAAGGCAGCCAGGATGTGGGTGATTTATAAGGAGAGGAGCGATTCGCCGTTTAAGATTGATGCGGCAATGGCGGCAATCCTGAGCTGGGAGGCGCGGCAGGATGCGCTGGCTAGCGGGGTAACGACGAGCGGTAAATCGGTGTATGAACAAAGGGGTCTGGTGGTCTTATGAAAACTATTATCCGGTCGATCACTATAAACCTGATTGTCTTCTTAATCGGACTGGCGCTATTTTTCATTGGAATTTATCTGATCTATCCACCAGCTGCAATGATTGGGGTAGGGATCATCATGATGGCGATCAGCCTATTTGGGGAGCGTAAAACATGACCTATCTTATGCAACTCTTGGAACGGCGCAGTATTGAGGGCAGCACGCCAATCAATGGAACAACCCTGGCAAGCATACTTGGAGGTACTCCAGCAATTACCGGAAAAGTGGTAAATCCTTCAACCGCGATGCAATTGGTGGCTGTTTATGCCTGCGTGAGCTTGCTTTCCGAGACATTTGCCTCATTACCAGCGATTTTATATAAGAGATTGACCCGAGGCAAGAAAAGGGCAACAGACCATCCACTTTATTCCGTTTTGCATGATATTGCCAATCCAGAGATGACTAGCGTTGAGCTCAGATCCACAATGATGGCACATATCCTATTATGGGGTCATGGCTATGCAGAGGTGGTGCGAAATGGAGCAGGTTATGTCAAACAACTTTGGCCTATTACACCCAATCGGGTGATCCCGCGCAGGAATGCCAGAAATGAATTGATCTATGAAGTGACATTGCCAAATGAATATCCTACAAAAACACAAAATCTAAGAGCCGATAGGATCCTACATGTTAGTGGGCTCCTAGGATTATCACCGATCGGACAGGCACGTGAAGCATTAGGATTGACGATGGCAGCGGAGGAATATGGAGCCAGGTTCTTCGCCAATGATAGCCGACCGGGAGGTATCTTGGAGCATCCTGGTAATCTTTCTAAGGAAGCACAAGATCGAATTCGTGCTAATTATGAGTCCACAAGTGGTGGATTGTTAAATAAACATCGCGTGGCGATACTCGAAGAGGGGATGAAATGGACGCAGATTGGATTAGCTCCGGAAGATAGCCAGTTCCTGGAGACACGTAAATTCCAGGTGAGCGAGATTGCACGAATATTCAGAGTGCCACCATTTATGATCGGAGATACAGAAAAGGCCACAACTTGGGGATCAGGCCTTGAAGAGATGGGGATTGGATTCGTTGTTTATTCTTTGCGGAGCTGGTTGGTACGATGGGAACAAGAGATCGATAAGACTTTGTTAACCGAGGATGAACGGAAATTATATTTCATTGAATTCTTGATCGATGGATTGCTGCGAGGAAATCTTACCAACCGATACCAGGCATATGCAACCGGCAGGCAAAATGGCTGGTTATCGATCAATGATGTCCGTGAATTGGAGAATCAAAATCCGATCAAACAATCGGGAGGCGATGATTATCATGTGAATGCTGCGATGGTCCCAGTTGATAAAGTCGGGCAGAAACCAATAGCAGCCCCATCGGGAGATAATACAGCCGAGGAGGGCAATAATAATGCCTAACGTGGACAGAAATGCACCCGAGAAAACTCATACGCAAAGCGTGTGCTTTTATAAGGAAAAATGGACCAAGGAAACTTCTAAAACTTGGTGCAAGGACCATGATTATTATATTGACGGCATGGATGAAACAGATATTTTATTGCGCTGGCGCCAATATGATCCCAATGAAGATAAGTTTAGATATCGAAACCAGGAGATCGAGAAGAATTCGATTTTTCTGGTGATCGGATATCTGAAAGGAAGTCAAAAATCCATGAGCATGAAAAAAGAACTGCGTTATATGCCCTTCGAAGAATGGGAATTGCGGGAGGAAGCGAATAAACCGCCCAAATTGGTGGGATATGCCTCCGTATTCAACCAGGAAGCTATAATTTTTGGTATGTGGCGAGAAAAAGTAGCCCAGGGTGCCTTCAAAAAGACGATCAAAGAATCGGATATCCGGGCATTATGGAATCACAATACCGACCTGGTGCTGGGTAGAAATAAGAGCGGAACTTTATCCCTGGCTGAAGATGATCGTGGACTGACAGTCGAGATCATACCTCCAGATACACAAGCCGGACGGGATGCATTGACCTCTATCAAACGAGGGGATGTATCACAAATGTCGATTGCGTTCCAGATCATTAAACAGGAATGGCTTACTCCGGAGGATAAAAAAGAATTACCCCTCCGGACCATCCGTGAGATGAAATTGTATGAAGTCAGCCCGGTGACTTTTCCAGCCTTCGAGCAGACTTCAATCAGTGCCCGGAGTGCATTCGAGCCGGATGCTGAGAATGACCCCCGTGATGAGGCGCTGCGCCTGGCACTGGCAGCTGATCACGGGCTTGAATTGACCACCGAGCAGCGGAAGATCATTGCCGCGGCTGTGGAATTATATCAACCGTATCTCCTGGAGCCGGAGCCGGATCCGAATGATCCTGACCACCACTCAAGGGCGAGCGAGGAGCCAGAGCCAGATCTTGATGGCCACTACTCGACGCTTGAGCGATTACGGCGTTTATCCGAATTGGAAAAAACATTCTAAAACAGGAGATTTGAAATGGCTACCAGTATTGAATTACGCCAGAGGCGGGCCAGCCTTTGGGAAGAGGCGAAGAGCCTCCACAATTTGGCCGATAAGGAAAAGCGGCAACTGACTGCTGAAGAGCAGGAACAGTGGGACCGCATCAATGCTGAGATCGACAGCCTGAAGGTGACGATCGACCGCATGGAACGCATGGCACAGATCGATGCAGAGATGAACGATACCCCGGATCCGGTAACGCGAGGTGTGGCGGATCTCAGCAAATTCGATCAAAATGGTGAGGACTTCGCTGAAAATAACGACAGTCCTCTCCCGAAAAGCAAGGAATATAAATCCGCTTTCCATGATTATCTATTACATGGTATGGGCGGCGTAAGGCCAGACAAGCGGGCGATCCTGCAGCCATATTTCGGCGCAACTCCAAATGTCCAAACCAGGGCCTTATTGACGACTGGTTCCGCCGGCGCACTTGTGGCGGAAGATTTCTACCGAATCCTTGTAACAGCTCTGAAAGCATGGGGCGGGATGCGCCAGGCACGCACGACCAAACTGGAAACTTCCACCGGGGCGGATATGCCAATCCCGCTGGCAGATGATACGCACAACGAAGGTGAATTGTTGAGCGAAGGATCGAATACAGATACCGACGGAACGGATCCCGAATTTGGCAGCAAAACGCTAAAAGGGTTTATGTATGATTCTAAAATCATCCGTGTCCCGATACAATTGCTG